AGCGTTCTACCACTGAACTATACAACCTGGAGGAGAGTAGAGGATTCGAACCTCTGGTGCTGTTAAACACAAGACCTTTCCAAGATCTCACCATAAACCACTCGGACAACTCTCCAACGGAGGGAGGGGGAGTCGAACCCCCAAGGCTTTTACACTCAACTGTTTTCAAGACAGGTTCCGTCGCCAATCGGATTGCCCCTCCAAGGCGGAAGATGTTGGATTCGAACCAACGGAGGTTTTACCCTCACGGTTTAGCAAACCGCTGCATTAACCGCTCTGCCAATCTTCCAAGTAGGAATGGTCGGGATTGAACCGACGACCTCACGATTATCAGTCGTGCGCTCTTACCATCTGAGCTACATTCCTAAGGGGGGAACAATCGGATTTGAACCGATAACACCTTGATCTTCAATCAAGTGCTCTACCAATTGGAGCTATGTTCCCAAGTCTGAGAGGCAGGATTTGAACCTGCGACTTGAGCGTTCCAAACACCCAGCTCTACCAAACTGAGCTACTCCCAGATATATTCCTGAAGGGATTTGAACCCTCGTTTCCGCCTTGAAAGGGCAGCGTCCTAACCATTAGACGACAGGAACATGTGCCCGAAGGCAACGACCCTATGGGAATTCGAATCCCAGATTCCTACTAGACAGGTAGGCGTGATAGACCACTTCACTATAGGGCCAAGGTGGGAGAAGAGGGAATTGCACCCCCAACGGTTCTTATGTAACAGTTTTACAGACTGCCGCCACACATATCTAATAGTAGCCTTTCTCCCTTATGGGTCTGGTGGGACTCGAACCCACAACTTCCAGGTTAAAAGCCCGTTACTCTACCAATTGAGTTACAGACCCGAAGGATTTAAATTGTCAAGGTGCTGGTGGTCTCTCAACCACTTCTATAAAATACCACCGTTTGATCTCTGGGGAAGGATTGGTGGTCACTTAGGAAACTGTCACAAGGCAACAAAAAAGGGGAGGAAACTTTGAGTTTCTCTCCCCTGTTCTTTTTGCTTTTATGAATTACATCTTACATATGTTTATCCATATCCGCAAACAGGGGAGTACCCTCAATATGCCAATAGCGGCAATCAAGAATACTAAACTGTTTGGGCATTGGATAAGACATTTGTTTCGACCTAAGTAGTTTTATTTATAAGACTATTATATCATTTTTTATTGGGTGTGTCAAGTCCAAAGATTGTGGTCATATTCCCAGTGGCAGTTTGGACATAGTGCCATTAAGTTTTCTCTAGCATTAATAACGCTAATCAGTGTATTACCTTCAAAAGTAGAAATACCTTTTTTATGTGCTATTTCAACGTGCTTATTATATCCACATTTTTCACAAGTATTCATATTATATTTTTTTGCTTCTGACCTTGCTCTCGTTCTCACTAAAGCATATGCAGAAGACCTATGGTGTTTTTCATAAATTGCTTCTTTTAATGTCATATCTCCCAAAAAACTAGAGCATTTAATACACCTTTTACTCCTATAATCAATAGAAACTCCACAAACTTCACAGGATTTATCTACTCTTATTTTTTGTTTTTTAGGATAATGGACATTAGTCCATTTAGCGGCACAACTCCTACTACAAAATTTTGGATTATTATGTTGTTTCCCACAAGTTACACATTCCATATTATTAATGGATATTACATTATTATTTATATTTTTTAGTTGTTTTATCTAAACAGGCGTACCTGGATTCGAACCAGGGATGAGGAGGTAGAAGCTCCTAGTGATAATCCACTTCACCATACGCCCATTATGGGGCATTCCACCCCAATAGGATCATTTGGATTAGAAGGATGATCTATCCCCCATCTCCCTTATATAGGTCAGGCAACAACAGGGGTTGCTTGACGGGAGAATGCAACGATATTATTCGCTGCGGTTTCGACGGTTTTTGCGTCTGTTTTTTGCCCCGTCAACAGATACAATCTTAACACCTCGTCGAGACCATGGCATCCCCATGAGTGGAGATGAGGGGAATCGAACCCCTGTCCGAGATATCAGGTGTTGCATCCTCTTGGACACTACTAATTATATCAGTTGTCTGGGCAGCTGTCAAGCCAAGGAGCACAGAGTCTCATTGGTCCACCAAGAGGCGAATCTCCTGGTTCTTCAATGAATCTCGGTTCTGGTATTTTAACCTCTCCAGTATCTCCTGTCAAGTCCTCATACTCACGAATTGCTTTATCTACAGTTCGTTCAACTTTCCTTTCGACAATACCAGGATCTTTTTGTAGTTCTGGTATTAGTGGACTGTCTGGATCAAAGTATAGAATCGCTTCATACACAATATCCCAGATTTTTGTTTCTTCTATTTTAAAAATTCCAGCAAGAGCAGCAACTAATAAAGTTAGAATTACAATAGTCTTTAGTGATGCTTTTTTCTTACCGAAATGAAAATTAAATTTCATGGGGAGAATTCACTCCCCACTATTTAGTTCAAACTCTTGAATAACAAACTCTTACATGTCCTTGTGATGGACTTGCGATAGAAGAGAATGCACCATAAGAAAGATCAAGATCTCGACCTCCAACATATGGTCCTCGGTCATTGACTCGGACAATCACTGACCTACCATTTGACTGATTCGTCACTTTCAGTCTGGTTCCAAATGGTAACCAACGATGTGCTACCGAATTACCATATGCATTGTAGGTTTCACCATTGGCAGTTGTTCTGCCATGATATCCATCACCCACTCCATAATGTGATGCGGAAGTACATCCGCTTGCTGCCTGTGCTTGTGGGGTTGCAAGTCCCAGTGTTGCTACGGCGAAAAGAAAAGTTGAAAATAAACGCACTAAATTAAATTGAACTCTACATCCGTATAGAAGAGGGGTACACCCCTTTCTCAAAGGGCATCTTCCACGGCTCTAAATCATTTCCCTATATGGGATCTCATAGTATAAGTGAGTATTTATACTTTGTCAAGAGTCTGGTTCTAAAGAAATAATATCATATTCTTTAGTTTCTGGTTCAATCCATTCTACAAATTCCTGATAGATTGCACAAGCATCATCAAGATTTCTCATATCTTTTTGATTTTTATAAACCTCTTCATGAAGATCACCAATTCTATCAATTGCCCATTCACGAACATGTGCGACGATATCTTCAGTCGTCTTTTCCATAATAATCTTTCCTGAAATATCTTGAAAGTATATTCGAATTATAAAAAGCAGGTATTCCATCCTCCAGTGCTTCAGTCAAAACTCCTTTGACGAATAATTGTCTTGTTTCTTCGTAGTTGGTTTTTCCTTTGGTTTTATGTAATGAAAGTATAGTCCTTGAAAAATTATCTTTCCCGATTCGATCAATATCTTCCTTAAGTTCTGGACAAGATCCATAGTATTGCTTCCAGTCAGATTCTGATTTTACTTTACGTTTCTTTCCCTTTGGAGTTCTAAACTGCCACAGGTATTTTCTCCCGATATATTTTCTACCGTTGATCTTATTGGTAATGAGATAAACAAAACCAAAGTACTCCCCAATATCATCACTGGTAAAAGGTTTACCATTATAGATCCAAGGATTTTCATAATCAATATCTATATTCTTCAATGATATTAAGAACTGCGTTCAAATATTTATGTGCCAGTTCTTTATGTGTTTCCATATACGATTCATTATACAATTGATGCTTGAGTTTATGAATTCTTACAGTAAGTTCGTGCTTATCTATTCTATTTCTAGGCATAAAAAAATAGGAGGTAGTAACATCTCCTATTTAATCATATTTTGTTTTTCTTGTCAGAGCTTAAATCCGCTAAATGTGTCTTTACTGACATCTTGTTTGATACCACCCACCACATAAGACTCTACTTCTGTTTCCTGCGGAGCTACTTGAAGTCCTTTGGAGGAAATCCAATGTTCAGTCCATGGCAAGGGATTATTTTTAGCGGGAATATCATAAACTGGTTTTAAACCTATTCCCTTTAATCTACGATTAGCAATCCATTCAACATATTGTTTCAAAAGAGTATCATTCAAACCAATCATACTACCATTTTTGAAAAGATAATCAGCCCATCTTTTCTCTTCATCCACAGCTCTTTTGAACATTGTATAAACCCATTCCTCTTCTTCTTTAGCAATCTGTTTCATATCTGGGTCATCACCTTGTTTCCACTTATTCAAAATATTTTGTGTAATTGCTAAATGTTGGTTCTCGTCTCTTGCGATAAGACTAATGATCTTAGCTGATCCTTCCATAAGCTTAAGTTCACCGAAGGCGAAACTACAAGCAAAACTAACGTAGAACCTAATACCCTCAAGAATGTTAACGTTGGCGATTGCTCTGTAAAGTTTTCGTTTGACATCTTTCAGAGATTGTTGTGCTGTTGGAACTTGTTCTATATTATGAATCCATGTATTACTATTTCCATACTCTTGAGCGTCACGAATGAAATCATCGTATGATTCTGTGACACTTTGAGCACGTTCCATGATACGATCATCAATCAAGATCGTATCAAACACTTCACTTGGATCTGAATAAATGTTTTTAATAATATAGGTATAAGAACGACTATGAATCATCTCCATAAATTCCCATACAGTCATACATGCTTCCAGTTCAGGAAGTGAGCAGTATGGAAGAAATGCAAGTCCAGGACCACGACCCTGAACTGAATCCAACATAATTTGATATTTTAGATTAGAAGTGTAAATGTGTTTTTGTTCTGGGCGGAGAGTTTGATAGTCTCCACGGTCTTTTTGAAGGGAGACTTCTTCAGGTCTCCAAAAATAACCTAACTGTTGAGTTGTAAGTTTTTCAAAGATAGGATACTTATAAGAATCATATCTTTGAATTCCTAGAGGTTTACCAAAGAACATTGGCTGTTTTTTAGGATCGTGGACTTCGGAATTGAATACTGTCATTCCCTTCACTTTACTCATAGTGTTATCACTCTCAGATGATAGATTAAATTGAACAAGACTCACATTCCCTCTCCTCTACTTGACTTAACTCTAATAAAACCCCACACATTCTATTTAACCCTCCAAGATATTTAGTTTTCATAACTCCACTTGTATCCTTTGCAGTGCTTAAATTTTCCTTCACAAGTATATTTGATATTTGAAGGAGTTGTTCCTACAAATTTAGACGCATCACTAATAGATTGAAACTCTCTTAAAAAGTTTCCTTCAATATCATACTGAAATACTTTGGTTCTTTTTACATTTGGATTATTTTTGAGTGTTTGAGATGTTTTACTTTTGCTCTCTTCTTTGTGAGATTTTCCAGCAAATCCACAAGGAGATGGCTGACCTTTTCTCATTTTACTCCAGTTTTTCTTTTGTTCCTCTGTATGTGTTTGATTATAGAATGGATTTTCTTCCCCAAGAAATTTACCTTTTCTTTTTGATGATATAAGTTTCTTTGTTTCTTGCGTATGAGAATATCCAAGAATTCCGCCACCACCACCAAGAGTTTGGTTGTATTCTGGTTTTAATGAAGAAATCCACTCAATTTCTTTTTCTCCCAGAATATCAATATCGCACCTATCTAATTCCTCAATAATAAAATTATCTTCACCATACTTTCTTAATGCTTTATGAAAGTAAGTTGTTGAACCATTTTTAGAAGCATACAAGTGGTTATAAAATCTTGTTGCTAAAGATTTTATGGTTTTACCAACATATTTTTTATTATTGATTTTATTGGTTATTAGATAGATGCAACCCGACATAAGAATTATTAAAACCTATTACTATTTATAATAATAGGTTTTTACACTTTCGTCAAATTTTACAACTTTCACAATCTTCCTCTTCAGTACCAGAAAGTTCTTGAAGAAGTGATTGAAGATTAGGTTTCTCTTCAACTACTTCATCAGTTTTAATATCATAAGTGTTTTGATAATATGCTGTTTTCCAACCCATTTTGTAGCACATCAAAAGATCATTTGCCATCACAGAAACTGGTACTTCATTATTTGGATAGTTCTCTGGATTATAACTCCAGTTACCAGATATGGCTTGATCAAAAAATTTCTGCATAACAGATACTACATTAATATAACCAGTATTATCAGTCATTTCCCACAAAAGTGTATAATTATTTTTAAGTGTTGCATATTGAGGAACAATCTGTTTAAGAGGTCCTTTCTTTGATTTTTTAATGGACAAGTAATCTCTAGGTGGTTCGATTCCATTAGTTGCATTTGACACAACGGAACTGCTCTCTGAAGGCATTTGTGCGGACAATGTTGAGTGCCTAAGACCATGTTCCAGGATAGATGCTCTAAGACTCTCCCAATCATGTTGTAACTTCTGAGATGAAATCTCATCTACATCTTTCTTGTAAGTATCAATTGGAAGAATGCCATCAGAGTACTTTGTTCTACCAAAATATTCACAATGACCTTTTTCCTTGGCAATCTGGTTTGATGCCTTTAGAAGGTAATATTGAAAGGACTCAGCTAGTCCATGAACCGCATCCCATGCCTCTTGCGAATTATAATTAAAACCAAGTTTAGCAAGATAATGTGCAAGTCCAATAAAACCAACTCCGAGTGATCTACGAGCTTTTGTAGCAACTTCAGCAACTTTGATAGGATATTGTTGATAATCAATCAATTCTTCAAGACCACGAACAGAAAGGTCACAAAGATCTTCAAGTTCTTCATCAGATTTAATCTTCCCAACATTCACAGCAGACAAAATACAAAGAGCAATTTCACCTGGCATTTCCTCATCAATATGTTGAATCGGAACAGTTGGTAAAGTAATTTCCTGGCAAAGATTACTCATCTCAATTTTATCCTTAAAAGAAGAGTGAGAATTACAGTGGTCGATATTCATGATGTAAATACGACCAGTTTCTGCTCGTTCCTTTAGAAGATCGAGAATGAGTTCTTGAGCCCGGACAGTTTTTCTCGGAATAGTGTCATCTCGTTCATAACCCATATAAAGCTCGTCAAATCGATCAGTACCAAAAGCATCATACAGACCAGGAACGTCGTGTGGAGAGAAGAGTGTGATTTCTTCATCTCGAATGAATCTTTCATAAAAGATTTTACTGAGTTGAATACTATAGTCTAGTTTACGGACTCGATTATCTTCAGAACCTTTATTATTTTTAAGTACAAGAATGTCTTCTATTTCTTGGTGCCAGATAGGAAAATGAACTGTAGCAGAACCACCTCTGATGCCGTTCTGTGTACAGCATCGGACAGTTGCTTCAAACTTCTTAAGGAAGGGGACCACACCTGTGTGTTGTACCTCTCCACCTCTGATTTTAGAGTTGATTCCACGAATTCGACTTGCGTTGATACCGATACCAGCCCTTTGTGCAACGTAACGGCCAATAGCCATATCACTGCTAAAGATACTATCGAGGGTGTCATCAACATCAATGAGAACACAAGATGCAAATTGACGAAGGGGTGTCCTGACCCCTGCCATGATTGGTGTTGGGATGTTGAGTTTATGTCTGGAGATTGCATCATAATACCTCTTAACATATGAGAGACGAATCTCTTTGGGATATTCCTGGAAGATTGTCAGAGCAATCATCATATACATGAACTGAGGAGTCTCGTGAACTTTTCCAGTACTTCTATCTTGCACAAGATATTTATCGACAACTTGTCTCAAGCCAGCATATGTAAACAAAAAGTCGCGGTCATGATCAAGAAATGTTTCTGCCTTCTCAATTTCCTCTCTTGAATACTTAGAAAAGATTTCTTTATCATAAAGATTTTCATATGCCAGTTTTTCAATGTGACTGATTAAAGACGGCATTTCATGCATCTTACCAAAAAGTTGTTTCCTAAGAGAAAACAAAAGAAGTCTTGCAGCAACATACTGATAGTTTGGATGCTCCAAATCAATCAGATCACTAGCACTCTTAATTAAGATTTCTTGAATTTCGTTAGTTGTAATACCACTATAGAATTGAATTCCAGAAGTCATTTCTACTTGACTTGCAGAAACTCCGGCAAGACCTTTGGTTGCCTCTTCAACCATTTTATGCATTTTTTCAAGGTCAAGTTTTTCTACAATACCACTTCTTTTGGTAACCTTTAACCCATTGCTCATATCTTTTTCCAGGTAGTAAATTTGAGTTTTGCTTGTAGTCCTTGATACGTATTCGATTTTACTATGTCTTGAACATTGTGTCCAGACAATATCATATCATTTATGTCTTTGTCTCTGATAGGACTTGGCCAGATGACGACTTTGTAACCTCGATCAATAGTATCCCCAATTCTGTGGACAATCTCTTGATTACGGGGTTCATTGTCGTATACAAAAATAAGATCGCTTCCTTCAAGACAACCCACGTCACCGTCACTGCCACACAAAGCCACACTATTGTCGAGAAAAGTGCTGTCGAAGGGTCCCTCGACCACATAGACTGGTAATTTTTTATCGATTGAATCATATCCGTAAATCTTTGGTTCATCTTCCTCCAACATAATGGTTAAGTATTTAATAGGATTTGAAGAGAGGGCTCTTCCTTGTATTCCAATCAACTTATTATCTTTTATAAGTGGAATAATAACTCTATCTTCTCCATATTGAATAGAATCAAAAGTTCTAGGTTTAATTGAATTTACAAATTCTTTAAAATTTTTTGCATAGTAAAATTCCCCATTATAAATTGCTCTTGACTCAAGATAATTTTTTGATTTATCTACATCAAAAGCTTTTGGGAGATTGATTTTTACCTTCTTTTTAAATTCTGGTTTAGATGGTTTTAATTGATTAAAAATCTCTTCAGGTTTTTCCGTAACAAAATTCTTTCCAGTTTTTCCATCTTTGAATTTTTCAAAAACATATTGATTGTATGTATCTGAATCAAGTTCTTTTAAAAAAGAATTAAAAGAAATACTAATCCCACAATTATGACATTTAAAATTTGTATTGTTTTTAACACTATACAGATATCCTCTTGCCTTATTCTTATTCTTTTGAGAATCACCACAGATAGGACATCTGAAATTAAAAAGTGTTGGTTTAACTTTTTTAAATTTTAGCAGTCTTGAGGAAATTAAATTGATGTACTTAACATCAATATAGTCCATAACTAAACCTTAAAGTTTCTCTGTTCAATTATAGATGATTGAGGTTCAGGTGTCAAGATTTCAATTACTCTAGTATTGTTCATGAGAAATGAAATACAAGCAAGGGCACCTATTGCCATCCAGACTCTTTTTTCTATTGCCTGTACTCTAGACACAATACCGTCATAATCCCTGTCAACTTTATCACGGAGTTTGTCAATTTTAGCAAGGAGTACGTTGTCAATCTCCTCTTGTTTCGTAATTCGTTGTTCATGGACAGCAAGCATTCTGCCTACATTACTATTTACTTCACTTAGTTTTTCAATGGCATCATCAATTTTGATAATGATGTCTTTTAGGTCTTCGAGTTTTTGTTGTAGTACTGCTACTTTAATTTCTTCTGCCATTGTAGGGTTTGAAGTAGGGATTGAATTCTAATGATTTTTTCAATGCCTTTTTCTGTGATCTCTTTTCTCTTCTTTTTAAGAGATCATTAATATATTTTTTCACATACTTATTTCGTCCATCAAGTTTCATAACAGGATCATAACCAGCAGTAGGACCAGCATAATTAGATGAACTAGAAAAACCACCTGATCCACCTGGAGGATTAGCAACCATTCCTTCCTCATTCACACTAAATTCATTATACATTGCTGAACGGAAGGCATCTATAATCCTATCAATTTTATCCTTATCCATTTGAAATTCCTGTAAGAGCATCTAAACACTTTTGGTCCAACTCAATGTCATGAATATACGTTTTAGGATATTCTGGTAGTTTATCTAGAAATACAACAAAGGTCTTAACAGAAGACCATAGATGTCTGTCAATTTTATAAAATAACATCGGTGTCGTAGCTTCACCAAAAATATTATAAAGAATAATAAAATGATTAATGAGTAAATGTACTTTGAGTTCACCAGTTGCTTTATATCTTTTAAGCAATCTTTTGATATATCTAAATCGACTCAAATCTTTATCAAAGTCTTCCCTCGTTACTGCTTGAGGATTTTCATAATGTTTAATAGCAAATAACAGGAAGTTTTCCTCATTCAACTCATTAAATAACATCTATCATTCAGCAGTAGGATATGCAATAGAACCAGTTGTGATACCAGACATAGCAACAAGAGTTTCCTTTTTAACTCTCAACTCACCAGAATTATCAAGATAAGTTGTAACACCAACCCAACCTTCATGAGTCACTTGATATTGAGTATTAGCCGTAATACCTTCACCTTGAGTATTCACACCATAAACCAATGAATCAAAGTCTGTATTAGTTTCACTGTAATGTTGATCTAAAATACTAGACTTAGGAAGTTGAGAAACAGTAAAGTCTACTCCAGAAATTGCAGCACCACTTAGTCCCATAGTTGAACCAATGGTAAGTGATTCAGAACTAGCAATACTTACAATTACAGCATCTCCATAATAAGTATTACCACTTCCTCTTGTACCAAATCTGATTACATCTCCTTCAGCACAACCACCAGCAATACCAAAAGATGTTCCCGAACCAGTTACAACATGAGTATCATAGTTGAGTGACACTGTGCCCGCAGAACCCACATTGTCGTTGTTTCCCCAAAGTGCCATGTCTTTGTCCTTTAAAATTTCTTTTCTTAAAAATATTTATAAAAAATGGAGAGTGTATTTTAATGAAATTAGATCACTCTCCATCAAATATTATTCTCTAATCGATCAGTTACAGTCCTTTAAAAGTGCAGTTCTTACTGAACCAGCAAGAAGATCATCGATGTCATTATCAGTTGTTTTTACATAACGCTCAAGAAGTTCTACAACAAGTCTCTTGGTATGACAAGAGTTCATTGCTGCAATAAGAAGTGGTTTTACAACTTCTACCAGTGTACCTAAAAAGTCATTCATGATACTCCTCCTTTAAATGTTTGAAGGGATTTTAGATCCTGAAACTATTTAGAGAAATAACCAATTTTTAACCTTTATCAGTCTCCTCTGTATCTGGATCCTGATCTGGGATCAGTTACAGTTGTCATGTCTATGGGTTTTTTGTTAGATGGTTTTGTTTGAGTTCTTGGTTTTGGAAGTTTTCCTTTCTTTTTCAATTCACTATAAGTTCCACCTTGTTGTTTTCTAATCATATTTGTTACTAAATCGACCGCAGATTCTTCTCCAAGTTTCTTTCCACCCCTTTCAGCAGTCAGTTTAGCAGCAATAGCCATTTCACGACGTTCTTTCTTTGACTTTCCTCTAAACTGAGGTGCATCAGACTTATAAAAATCTTTCACAACATCGCCCATATCAGCAGTCTTGAGGTTCATTTTTTCATCAATCTCAGATTCTTCCTTTACCGGATCATTTGATCTTGATTTCCAATTACCACCATATTCCTTTCCCATTTGCTTTCTCATACCTTTAATAGCCTTTCTTCTTACAGATGCCTTAGGATGATCAGAAACATTTTGTAAAGGAGTTCTTCCACTTGGGGTTTCTCCTTGTTCTGGATCTATAAATTCTTCACCCATTGCCTTTCTTGCATTCATCGCAAGAGTATCTTTTTTCTGACCAGGTTTTAATTTTCTAACTTCTGCAGATGGAGTGTCATAGGTCTTTTCTATATTCTTTTTTCTACCTTTGCTAAGAGCTCTTTCTGTGCTGATGATTTCATCTGCTTTTGCCTTCAATTCTCTCTCTTTCTTTTGATTTTTACGATCTTTATCCGTCATCATTCGTGACATTCTCTCTTCGCGAGAACGAAGTGCTTCATCGAGTTCCGCAAACTCAAGAAGAACACCACCAAGTTCCTCAAATTCTTCTTTCATTATAGGATTAATTTGAACTTTGTTATTAACTTTTTTATCTTTAATTTCTTTTTCAGACTTTTCATCTTGTTCTGGTTTAGAAGAAATAGTATCTACAACTTCTCTAAGATCTTCTCTCCAGTTAGAATATAAATTCTTTTTCATGATTGAAATTTAATTAGACTCTATTTCTCTTGTATCTATTTATGAATTCTCTAATATTTGACTTAGGTCCCTTATAAGGTTTACCACCAGGTTGAAGATTCGTCTTATCTCCCTTTTCAAATCCAGGAGTCATATCAACAGCATACTTAAAGTATCCTGTAGTACCAACTAAAGTATTTGGTTTTTCGGAAGTTCTTTTTTTACTGTTCATTTTAACTTCGGTATATTCACGAAGATCACGTATCCATGACTTAAACATAATATTCTCTTCTGTCACACAAATCAAATAATTTGTACCTCTACGAATGACTTTACCAACTAATCCAGTATTTAAATTTTCCACTAGATCTCCAATTTTAAATATCTTTCCAGTAACATAATTTTCTCTTAAATTTTTCCAATCAAACTTAGGAGCTATTTCCCACAAGTTCCAAGATTCAGTAGCAACTTGCATACCTTTACGAACTGTATTCATAATTTGTCTTGCTGCTTTATCATCAATATTGTCTGGAATACCTTTTCTAAAAGATTCAAAATCATTTTCTGCCGCAGCTTTTCTCAATTTAGATGCAGACATTCCACTTACATCTTCAGCTTCATCATCTCTTTGTCCTGCAGATATAGTTTCAATTTCTTCGAAGTCATAAAGATCTCCATTATACTTCTGTGCAAGATTATCAAATTCAGCAACACGATCAGATCCAACAACAATTTGAATCTTTGAATAACCTTCATTATCGGCAAGTTTTAATGCATCAAATATTGTTTTAATACTTTCATCATTCACAATACTTTCTTCATGATCAGGAAACATTTTTCTCATTAAATCTGTCTTTTGAGTGGGATCTAATGGATTCTTTTTCGGATCAAACGATCTTGAAGGATAAACCTTTAGATCACCATCAGCTGCAACTTGTCTTGCATTATCCAAAAGTTTTTTGTGTCCAACAGTTGGTGGATTAAATCTACCAAATACTAAAGTAAGAGTTTGACCTTCCTTGTTTTCACCCCTGTTTACACTTTCATCATCTTTATCTTTTCCAACTTGTCTTTGATCTTCTTCAGATTCAGATGGTCTTCTTTGTACTTGTGGTTCTGGTGTTTTATACTGACCTGGCTTTTCTGGTTCTTGTCTTTGAGCTCCACCTTTTTTCTGAACAAAAACAAGTTTTCCACCTTCTGTTCTTGCAATAACAGTTCCTGCTTTATCTACCCAATTTCCCTTTCCATCACCAGTTAGACCAAGCTCCTTGGCACGAGTAGATGCCTTGGTCTTTCTTGCTTCAGTTAAAAAGTTAAAAAAACTCTTCATTTCGATCAATATCCTATATTGTATTTATTATATGAATCTATTGTTCTTATTATACTTCGAAAGAAAATGCTTTCCAAACTCAATAGTTTCTTGTAAGGTTTTAAACATTTTGGAAAGAGCTTTATACTTACCTATCCTCTCCATATCAACACCACCATTCTCAACCATGTAAGAAGCAAAGGCTGCGTCTCCACCACCAGAATCCTCTGCATGTCTGATTGCATCACGATAAGTGTTTTTGATTCTGTCTTGTTCCTCAGGAGATTTACCAACCATTGAAAGAAACACTCCACGGTAGTAATTATCAGATCCCATGGAATTTGATCTAGGTTTAGATCCTTCAACATTCTTTTGTTTGTTATATCCTCTAGGTAATCCCAGTGCGGTGATAAGTTCTTTTGCTAATTTAGATTGAGTTTCAATCGACTTCCATACATCTTTGATCTCTTTATCACCGCTTTTATCTGCACCAACACCCAGTTCTTTCTTGGTTTTCTTCAGTCCAGCCTCATGATTTTCCATCATGTCCATAAAAATTTCACCTGACATACCCTCAACAATGTTGCCGTCTTTGTCAACAAATGAACCCATCAGTTCAGCCTCTTTTGATGGAATAGAGTTTCTATAGTCAAAGATTTGTGATCTGGTTTCCCAATACGAATCTTCCTTTGTTGTAAGAGGATCAACTTGTTTTTCAAAGAACTCCTTCATTGATAGATCACTCTTCGCTTGGTTGACGTTTGCATTAACAAGAACCCAGTTCTTCTCGTGTTCTCTTGTTTTAAACTCCTCAAGATCACCTTCAGCCTTTGATGCTGGACGAATATGTTCTAGGTCAATGTTATCAATGTTCAATGGTAATCCAGTGTAAGCATCGACTCCTCCTTGTTCTAGATACATTCTCCAAACATACTTGGCTCTATCCACACCACCCTGACCTCTCATCTCATTTCCATCCTCATCATAACCTAAAAAGTGATTTCTACCAAGTTCACCCTTACCTGCCATACCCTTCTTACCCCAAGTCTGTTTCAGTTTCTTAGGAAGAATCTCAAAGGTAGAATCAACAAACTCATCATCCACCTCATTGTATCTTACACTTCTTACAAACTTCTCAACACTCTGTTTGTCATCAAAATCATAGTTATCAAACATTCTTTTCTTACCTAGAGCAAGTTGTTCCACATCAAATTTACCAAGTGAATTCAAACCAGCACCACTGTTTGATCTACCAGTGAACTTATGTGCATTGGCAACCAATGGAACAAAAGAATCCTTTTTCTGATCATCCATCTTCGAAACAAGATCTTCAAATGGTTTGAATACCTTATCCATATACTTTGCGTATTTTGCTTCACTCTTTTGAACCACTTCAGTTGCTTGTTTACCGACAAGTTTTCTGAGTTCTAACATAGTGTCTTGAATATCTGCAACATTCTCAGGAGAAGGTTCATCCTTCATCATTGAGTCAAGTTCACCAGTTTTCTCTCGGACTCTATCTTCCCTAACTCTATTCAATGCAGTATTCATACTGATTGGTTTAGGAGCCTTATCTAACTTCTCCTGTTCGGCTTTTGCTGTATCTATTTGTTTTTGTTGTGCTTCTATCTCACCCCCCCTTTCAAGTTCAGATTGAGCAGCAAGTTCTTGTTCAGCCTCTGCAGCAGCTGCTTCGGCTTCCTTTTCCGCCTTCATCTGAGCAATAAGTTGATCAGCCTGTTGTTTGATTTGTTTTTTTCTTTGAGCACTTTGCACATTGCCACGTCCACGAGAAAGTTGTTTGACAACTGTCTTTTTGTCACCATCTTCTATCGCAGTCGTAGTAGGACCACCAGGAACAACTCTCATCATCTGAGCGTTAGCAGGTTCTTCTTGAGGTATCTCTTGTTTAAATTGAGAAAAAGTTCTTTGTTGTGGTTCTTGTTGAGTAGGTTCTTGTTCACCTTTTGGTTGTTCAGGTCTATCAAGTGCCACAAGAGTAGTTTGACCACCACTTTTCTGACTCTTATGTGTTATTTCACCAGTTCTAGGATCTCTCCATTTTGAATATCCAGCATATTCTAAACCCATCTCACGAGCCTGATCAGATGCACTAGCTTCAAGAATAAGATTTACCTTTTTAAGGTACTTAAATACGTCCATTTATCAAGATTTTTCATTTTTTAACTGTTCAGAGACCTTTAGCGTGTCTAGTTTTACCACTCTCGTCGGTCCAGGTTTCTCTTTCAGGTCTTTTAGTCACATAACCTACACCAGGAACAGCACCAGTCTTACCTTGTTTTCTTGCCTCATTTCTTGCTGCTGCTCTTTGTGCTGCTCTCTTACGATTCTTCTCATAGTTGCTCATTGCTTCATCAAGCCAGGATTCAAATGCTTCTTTAGCGTGATACCAACCCTTTCCAGCGTCTCTTTGAGAACCACCAGTTTTTTCTGCTTCTTTAGCACGACGAACGGCCATTCCCATCTTCATTCTACGCTCAAGTCCAGCAGAACCTTTATCACGAAGTGCTACTTGTTTTGCTTTAACCTTTTCGTGTGGAAATGGTTTTTCTGCTTCATCAAGGTAAAACTCATACATCTCATCCCAAGTGTAGTCAGAAAGGTCATAACCTTCTTCTACTAGAGCATCTACCCAGAACTCAAACTCTTCTTGGCGAAGTGCCTTACGACGCTTCTTCTCAATCTGCTTACGAGTAAGAACTTCTCCTTGACCACGATTAGCATCAGGGTCGTAGTTACTAGGTGGAGTATAATTGTTTCCA